AAAAACGCATACAAATATACCAAAGACAACGCAGCGGGTTATGTGTGGTATTCGGACCAAAATTACAACCACTTTATAAACTCACTAAAAAACGTGGGATATAAGGAACGACAAAAAGTGATATGGATAAAAGGGATGGTCCTAAACAGAAGTGACTACCACTTCGCTCACGAGAATTGTTTATACCTATCCAAGAACAACGGACAAGCGGTCGGTTGGTATGGGGGACGAGATAAACAAACCATAATGAACCTAAAAGAAAGAGGAGAAATAAAAAACCTAAAAAAAGAGGACCTTCTGAAAATTGTCGAGGACTTGGTATCGAACACCGATACGTGGGAAATACGTAAGGATTCGGTCATTACATACGTCCACCCCACTCAAAAACCTATCCCCCTATCAGGAAAAATAATAAACAACTCATCACCGATGAAGGGTTTATGTTTAGACCTATTCTTGGGGTCAGGGAGTTCAATGGTTGCCGCGCACCAACTCGGGAGACGACTATATGGTATGGAATTGGACCCTAAATATTGTGAGGTAATTATAGACAGGATGAAACATAACGACCCCGAACTGAAAGTAAAAATAAATGGAACTGACTACTGACCAAAAAATATTCCTCGATGTCTTGGAAAAGACGATGGGGAATGTGACGTTAGCGCTCGAGAAAACTAAATATACCCGAGATAACTTCGATGATTGGATGGGGGATATTTTATTCTCAATTATGATACAAGAGGTAAATGAAAAAACCATCGACTACGTAGAGAATAAACTCATACAAGAGATAAACAAGGGAAACCTAACTGCTATTCAGTTTTATCTGAAAACAAAAGGAAAAAATAGAGGATATGTGTAAGGAATGTGAGAATAAAATAAACCAAGTTCCAACAACATTTAGGAACTATTCTTTAGAGGAATTAGAGATGGCTTATAATGACTATAATAAAGCCATTTATACCCCACAAGAAACAGCGTGGTTCTATAACCTATACAATAGGGTATTCAGAACAAATAAACAACCAGGATGTGGTAAGTGTTTTGTAACTATTAGAAAACACCTACACCACCGATACCTATACGAAACAAAATGAGTGAGGAAATAAACGAAATAAACAAAATACCTGGTCGACCAAAAGGGTCGGGGAGACAAAATGGATTCAAACTCCATAAGATGACAAAAACTGAAGTGGAGGTATTTTTACGAGAGTCCACAAAAATGATACTCAACAAACATCTATCCTACAAACAATATATCGAATATTGTAGGAGACAGGGAATATCAAAAGAAATGGGTAACGTATATTGGAATAGAGTTTGGGAACAGGTAAAAGAGAGGTTTAGACACGATAGAAATAAACTTGTGGATAAACACCTACTACAATATTGGACCATATACCAACAAGCGATGGAGGAAGGGGACTACACTAACGCACGACAAACGTTGGATGCAATTGCTAAACTTCAGGGACTAAATGAACCAGATAAACTTGACCTAAATAATACCACAACCATTGAGTTCAAGTTCGGAGACGAGTAAGAAAATACAGGTAAAAGGATTCATCCCCCACCCTGACCAAAGGACAAAGATAAACCTCATCGATAACAAGGAGGTAAAATATGTTGTCCTGACAACAGGACGTCAGTGGGGAAAAACTCTATTAGCACAGAACCTATTACTAAAATGGGCACTCGAAAACCCAAACTCAGTTCTGATGTGGGTATCCCCCGTCTATGCTCAAGCACGAAAAGTTTTTACATCTATGCACGAGGCTATTGTAAGTTCGGGACTGGTGAGAGACAACCACAAAACGAACCTAATGATAACCCTCGTGAATGGTTCGGTCATTCACTTCAAGTCGGGGGAACGACCTGACTCACTACGAGGTTTTACGAACGACTACCTGATAATAGACGAGGCTGCGTTCCTACGAGATGAGGTGTGGAATATGGTCCTAAAACCAACGATATTGGTAAGGGGTAAAAAAGTATTATTTATATCAACACCAAAAGGTAAAAATTATCTATACTCCCTATCGGTAAAGGGACAAGACCCCCACGAAAAGAGTTATCTATACCTAAAAGGTTCATCCTACGATACACCATTTATAACCAACGACGAACTCGATGAAGCGAGAAGGTCACTACCTGAGGAAATATTCAAACAGGAAATAATGGGGGAGTTTATTGACTCAGGTGGTGAGGTATTTGTGGGTATAGACCGATACTGCGTGGTCAACCACTACGAACCCCCACGACAAGGGGTCAAATACTACGCAGGTGTCGACTTTGGACGACAAGACGACTACTCGGTCCTTACCATCTTCGATGACACGGGAAAACTCGTATTTTTCTATCGAGAGAGACAAAAGCCTTGGGGGGAAATACTCGGAAATATTGAGAGGGAACTAAAACGATACGACGCATTATGTCAGGTCGAGGTCAACTCAATAGGAGATGTATTATTCGAACAACTGAAACAGAGATATAAAAACGTATTACCTTTCCAAACTACAAACGCATCGAAACAAAATATCATCGAGGACTTCATATACGGAACCAACGAGGGACAAATATTCCTACCAACGGAACAACTAAACTCCGAACTATATTTGGAACTAAAAACATTCAGTTATGAATACTCACTAAAAACAAGAAAGATATCATACGGGGCTATTCAAGGGGCTCACGACGATATAATAATGAGTTTATGTATAGGATACAACACCCTCAAGGAACGTAAAACCAAAGGGACCTACTACATATACTAAACACCCCCACAATTTATACTTACCTATATGGAGAAACATTACGTAGAATACGAAGGAAAAGAATACAGGGTCCACGAACCCACCATCGAGTTATGGATGAAACTCAACACACTAAAAGACCTATACGATAATAAGGACTTCTCACTCATCCTTATCTCCATCGCCACGGGACTCACTACCGAACAACTACGAGACGCAGAATGGGAGGGGGTCTATAAAACGGCTCACTACCTCTCGGAATATCTACTAAAAGACGGGGATAAGTTCCATAAAGAGTTTGAGTTCAGAGACCAAAAATATCACTTTATAGACCTCGAAAACCTGACCTTCGGGGAGTTCATCGATATAGACGAATTCCTATCGAGAGACCCCGCTAAAAAGGTGTCGGAACTAAACCTACTGATGGCACTATTATACAGGGAAACAGACGAAAACGGGAAACTTACCCCCTACGATGCGTCACTCCTAAAAGACAGGGCGGAGTTATTTAGACGACTACCAGTGAAATATCTAAATGGGGCTCTGGTTTTTTTTTACAATTTAGAAACCATATTACGTCGAAATACACGCTCATCTTTCCACCGAATATGGGTGCAAGTAAAGTGGAGGACGATAAAGGCTTTGACCAATTTTGGGGTTGGTTTGCGTCGTTGGTATATTTATCCGGTGACGATATTCTCAAAATACATCAAGTTGCTCAAAAACCTTTACTCGAAGTCCTAAACTTCTTGACCTATCAGAAGGACCTAAATATGTTGAGAGAACGTGAGATGAAAAAACAACTATCCAAATTATGAACTACATAAACTTCAAAAATATAACCGACGACTTAGCCCTGTTATGTCAACAACATAAACAACTAAACTCATTCGGTATCGGGGATATCAAACAACTAATATACCTGACTCAACAGAGGGACAAACAAAGTAATAACCCCGAATGGTCAGCACCAATTTACCCCCTAATGTTCGTAATACCTCAAAACGTAGTCCAAGACGACTCCTTCGTAAATTACCAATTTAGTGTCCTAATATGTGATATTATGAACGCTAACAATTACGATATCGAAGTGGACCTATGGAGTGATACGTTAGCAATTGCTCAGGACGTTCTCGCTCAATTCAAATACTCGGTAACCCAAACTCAAGGGGACTACCAACACCGATACGACCTTACACTACCGACCACAATAACCCCCTTCTCGGAAGCCTACGATGATATTTTGGTGGGGTGGAACCTCAACCTAACATTACAGGTTGATATGCCGCTCAACAGATGCATCGCTCCGTTCGAACCATTCCCCGTAGACGCTAACATTTTATACGAGGATACCAACATCACTACAACTCAGGATGACGACGGGGTTGAATATGAGTATAACTAAAACAAAAAACCAAAAATAAATGTCAAACCTAAAAATTAGTCAACTACCTGAGTTCTACGGAAACCCAACAGACGGATACCTCGTATTCAATAACTCAGGTGAAACAACAACATATAAAATGAAAACCAACCTCGTAATGACAGGGGGTGGTGGTTCAGGAACCAGCGGAACTTCAGGTTCGAGTGGAACTTCAGGAATTAGCGGAACATCAGGTTCAAGCGGAAGTTCAGGGTCTTCAGGCTCAAGTGGAACTTCAGGTTCAAGTGGAACTTCAGGAATAAACGGGACTTCAGGTTCGAGCGGAAGTTCAGGGTCAAGTGGAAGTTCAGGGTCTTCAGGAATAAACGGAACTTCAGGGTCAAGTGGGTCAAGCGGTTCATCGGGAACCAGTGGAACTTCGGGAGTTGCCTTACCTATTTCAGGATTCACACAAGTTTTTACCTACGCACAGAACGATTACATACCAAAACTAAATAACGCACAAACACAGGAACAAAAAATATTTGTAGAAGACCTTTTTGGTAATACTGGTTCAACCATTACTGACCTGACTTGGACATCTTTTATCGGGGGTAGTAAAAGTTCTTATACTGATTATTCTGCGGCTGCGGGTGATGATGCAGGACAAATGGTAATTGTTGGTTCATTGAGTAGTTATATTGACTTGGATAGTGGTAGGGCGTTTGGTATAATTGCTTCCAATAATTCATCTATCCGTGAGGGTGGAGAACAAGGTATTCAACTTATCGCTGGTACCGCTAACTCATATATACAAAGGGGTTTCCATCACGGGATATACTCATCCAATAATTCTACTATTACAAATGGTGGGGAACGAAATGTTATTATGGCGTCAAATAGTTGTAATATACCTGCTACTTCTACTGAAACATTTGTTGCGGCTTCACAGGGTATTACAATGAACAATGGTATCAAATCGGTAGTTCTTGCGAGTGAAGCGGGTGGGTTCAACGCAGACCAAAGGTTTGGGTTCCTAATTGGTGGTTATAACAACTCCCATAACGCAGGGGGTCAAATGTCTGGTATTATCGCTTCAACAGGTAGTGATATAAATGGTGCTAATAGTTATAGAAACCTTATTATGGGTTGTGATAATAACAGCATAACTATATCCGCTACAAAAAACTCATATCAAAATGGTATGTTATTCGGTGAAGGTAATGATATGACATTGGGTGATACAAAACACAATGTGATGATTGGTTCACAAGTTTCAACAATTACCGCAGGGGATGAAACCCACGAAAATATTATGATAGGAACCGAGAATTGTGATATGAATTTCACGACAGGTTCTGCAAGAAATATGATAGCGTCAGCAACAAATTCATACATCACACAAAGTAGCACATCACTAAACGGAAGTGTTATTCTTGGTGCTACCCAATGTTATATTTCTGGTGTCACAAACCAAAGTGCTATCATCGCTTCTGCTGGTAGTGAAATACAAGTAGGAAACACAGCATCACAAAGTGATAATAATGTTATTATAGGTGCTAATGGTTCCACAATTAGTGGTGATGGAACCAACGACCAAAATATGGGTATCTATGGTGCTAGTTCATCACTGATATCTGAATCAGCGGCTTCAACTATATTTGGTGGAGGTAACAACCAAATAATAAGTGGTTTTTACAACGGAATTACTCACGGGAGTTTCAATGTTATTTCAGGTGGTTCAAACAACTCTGAAATATATGGAAGTGATTATTGTAATATTGTAGGTAATTCTGACTTTTCAACAATTATCGCATCAAGTGGTTCAACTATCAGTGGGCATAACCGAGCAGTTATGTTGGGATGTAGTGGTAGAACATCAACAATGTCAACCGCTACTTTTGTAGAAAACTTGGTTGTCTTCAACTACGCAGCACTTGATTACGTCAACGATGCGGCATCAGCAGCGGGTGGTGTGGTTCTCGGACAGATATGCCACCACAACGGGGAAATGAGAATAAGAATTACCTAATAATGGGACCCGAGTTTGAAAACTTCCTAAACCTATGGGGTCAGAGGTTCGTAAAAGAATTACGAACCCGACTCAATATGGCATACTTCGCAGCACCAGGTATAAACACACAAGGGGATGGAGTAGGAGACGCATACTCGGAGTCAATAGACGGACGAACAAGGGATAAAAGATATTCGGGAAACTTTGTAAAGTCACCAATAGGGAACAAGTTATACGAGTCCATTGAAGGAAGGGTAACCCCCGAAGGTTTCGAACTCCTAATGTTGGACTATTGGGAATACGTCAACTACGGACGACAAAGAGGGAAATACGTTCCTATATCCCCCCTCGAGGAATGGGCACGAACAAAAGGGTTCCCCAACCCAAGAGGGGCTGCGTTCGGTATATCAACGAACATAAAAAGATATGGTATCGCTCCGACCTTTTTCTACGATAACGCAATTCTCTCATTGGAGGCTCAATTTGAAGCCGAAGCGGACGAGATGATGGCGGGAACAATAAACGACTTCTTCGACAAACTACTCGAAAAAAATATACCATCGAAATGAGTATAACTATAAACCAACAACCACTCAACTACACACCCTCCAACGCGCAGCATATCTACAACGCATCCTCTACCTTATCGGGGAATACCTCTATGAGATACGTATTCGATATTTGGATAAACCCATTTACAACCCCCGAGAGAATTGCGAGAGTAAAAGTTGCACCCAACTCATACGGAGTAGGAATAGTGGACGTTGGAGATATTGTAAAAAACTACACAAAACCAAATA